TGAACGGCTATGCCACACGAAAGTGCGGTATTGCCGTTTTTTGCTTGCCTAAATCAAAATCAGACTTTTATGGAAAGCCTTGTAGATTTCAGGCGGAGGAACACAGAACACAAACCAGGCATGCCATCATGGTATGCCTGGTCCCCTGCTGTGGTGGCGTGCCCCAACAAAAAGGAGGCACAACGATGAACCATCAGCAGGATGAGGGAGACGTATTAAGAGCGCGGTTTACAAAATGGTTGGATATTGTTTGTTACCGGGCCAAACTCAAGTATCTGCAGAAGACAGAAGAAAGGCTTGAAACAGTTTCGTTTGAGGAGCTGCCGGAGGGCAGCCAGCCGGTTTATACGGATGACTTGCGGAAAATTGAATCAATGACAGATTTTGATTTCGAGGAGGAACGGCTTGCCGATGCTTTTGCAAAACTTCCGATTAAGCGGCAGCAGATTCTTACTATGTTGTTTGTGGAAGAGAAAAAGCCGGAAGAGATTGCGAAAGAACTCAACTGCTCTCCACAGCATGTGTATGATCAGAGATATCAGGCTTTAAAGAGACTGCGTATAGACTTAGCAAAGGAAGGAGACGAAAAATGAAACCGGAAGAATTCTGCAGGATATTAGAGGAAGCGATATTGGGCAGCCATGAGGCGTTGGAGAGAATTTTTGAGATGTATGCTCCGATGATCAATAAGCACAGCCGGATAGGCGGCAAGCTTGACGAGGATTTGAAACAATACATATTGATACATATCGCACTTAATATTTCAAAATTTCATATTTAGAAGGAGGCGGCTCTGGATTTTTCGGGGCCGCTAAATTTTTTCATATAAATTCGAGATGTGCGAAATAAGGGGGCTTTTTATAAGTGAAGGCATCCCCGGCCTTTTGCACATTGACAATGATATAGCTTTCAACTCTACGATCCTGGACTGAGGAGCGGCTATCCGATTGTGTGGCAGGCAATCACAGGAGCACTGATATGCGGGTGGCACCTGCATAACGCGACAATCCATCCAGGGATAATGAGACTTCCGTAATTCGCGGTCCGGCCACAATGAAGGCGGGAAGATGAGATTTCTATGGACCTGTTCGCTGCAGGCAGAGCTTGAGGCATTTTTTGAATAAACAAGGAAAATAATGGTAAGAATATTTTAGGAAGGTAGGAGATGGAGGTGAATATCAGCCATTATGAAAGATAGTACGAATCAAATGTCAGATCTTACGGATCTTGTTGATATCAGGGACGTAAAAGTCGATTGCAGTCTTCCAACCGAAGAAAGGGTGCGGTCATATGTTGAACAGATTAAGAACCCGTATTGTTTTCGCGTAGGTGATGTAAAGGTTCGTGTTTCCTATGCAGATAAAGCACAGTCATTGGATGATAGCTTCCGTGAAATGATAGCATCTATGTAATGGAAATACCCAGGGGTATACCTCTATGCCATACAGCAGATGCATGGAAACAATTACCTGCGGCAAATCCACGAAAACGGCTGGATTTTTGGAAGGGCCTATGCTATAATGAGCGTGGACAAAATCAGTGAACACCCTGCTGTTTATACGGATTTCCGTTATACATGCTTATGAAAACCTGTTTTTGGTTTTCATAAGACACAGACAGGAGTGGCGCTATGAAGCAAATACAGGACCAATTATTTAAGGTCGCCATCTACCTACGCTTGTCGAAGGATGATGGCGATTTTTCTTCTGCCGAAAACGGAAAGTCGGAGAGCAATAGCATTCATAATCAGCGAGAGCTTTTGATGGCGTTTTTGGCAAAACACCCGGAAATGGAACTTTACGATGAGTATAAGGATGATGGACGGACTGGCACAAATTTTGACCGGCCTGAGTTTCAGCGCATGATGGATGATGTGCGGAAAGGCAGTGTCAACTGTGTCATTGTCAAGGATCTTTCCAGATTCGGAAGAGACTATATTGAATGTGGAAAATACATCGAAAAAATATTCCCTCAGCTGGGCGTTCGGTTTATTTCCATAAATGACGGATTTGATACAAGGGCGGCCGGCAGTGCAGACAGCATTGTCATTCCTTTTAAGAATCTGATTAACGATTCTTATAGCCGTGATATTTCTATTAAAGTGCGCAGCAATTTGGATGTAAAGCGCAAGAATGGGGAGTTTATCTCAAACTTTGCCGTGTACGGTTATGAGAAGGATCCGGAGAATAAAAACCAGCTCATTGTGGACGAAGATGCTGCGGAGGTTGTCAGGGACATTTTTAAATGGAAGGTTGAGGGTTTAAGCCCCAACAGGATTGCCGACAAACTGAACGGACTTGGCATTCTCTCCCCTATGGAATACAAGAAAGCCAGGGGAAGCAAGTTTAAAACGGAATTTAAAACAAATGGAAAAGCGCTCTGGAGCCATGTGGCTGTACGGCGGATACTGAAAAACGAGGTATATGTAGGGGTATTGGTGCAGGGAAAACGCACAACGCCCAATTATAAGACAAAGAAATTCATCTATAAAAACGAAAGCGAATGGGTACGGGTGGAAGACCGCCATGATGCAATTATCTCCCGGCCTCAGTTTGACCTGGTTCAGCAGCTGCTCCGTGAAGATACCCGCGCCAGTTCCGAAAAGACAGAGGTGCATCCCTATTGCGGGCGTATCTTTTGCGGAGATTGCGGGGCGCCTGCCGTCCGGAAAACTGCGGGTAGCTGCGGCAGGCAGTATGTCTACTATGTGTGCAGTGCAAATAAAGCGAACCGCGATGTCTGCAGCAAGCACAGCATACGGGAGGATATTCTCGACAAAGTGGTTCTGGCAACGGTTCAGCGGCAAATCGAAGTGATTTTGGATATGGATCGTGCCATGCAGCAAATCGAAGCCCTTTCATGGGAAAAAGCGGAAATCAAAAAGATTGACGCCAACATTGAGTATCAGAACCAGGTAATTGAGAAAAACAATGCTTTGCGGCTTGGAGTGTATGAAGATCTCCGGGCAGGTATTTTAACAAAAGAAGAGTTTCTGACATTAAAAGAAGAGTTCATGGAGCGGATAGATACAGCAAAACAGCTGATAGAACAGCTGACCAGTGACAAATCCGGCATCCAGCACGGACTTAAGAAGCAGCAGAGCTGGCTGTCCCAATTCCGGGAATATAAGAATATTTCTGAAATCTCCCGGATTATTGTCGTCAACCTGATTGAGCGGATTAACATTTTTGAAAACGCTGAGATTGAAGTGGTATTCCGCCAGCGTGACCAGTTTGCAGATATTATGTCTTTTCTGGAAGAACAGGAACAAAAGAAGGCGGCGAAAGGGGCAATCCCATTTCCAGGATTGGAGGTGGTGTAAATGGCCCGTGTATCCCGTAAGAGAGGAACAGAGAAAGCGAAGGGCTTCAAGGAGGCAGGGATTTACCATACTGGCATCTATCTTCGCCTTTCTGTGGAGGATAATGGCAAAAAGGATGCGGATTCCATGGAGAACCAGAAAAATCTGTTGATGGAATACGTCAGCGCAAGACCATATTTGATGCTGACGGATATTTATATGGATAACGGATTTACTGGTACAGACTTTGAACGTCCGGAGTTTAACCGAATGCTGCAGGATGCAAGAGATGGCAGGATTAACTGTATTGTGGTAAAAGACCTGTCGCGTCTGGGGCGAAATTATGTAGAAGCCGGAGACTATATTGAAAAGGTGTTTCCGTTCCTGGGAATCCGGTTTATTGCTGTGAATGATCATTATGACAGCGATTCCCTAACGTCTGGCGATGAACTGGGAGCTTCACTGAAAAATGTGGTAAATGACGTTTATGCAAAAGATATATCCCGAAAAGTAGGCACGGCAATGAAACAAAAACGTCTGCGCGGCGAATATATTGGAAATTATGCCCCCTATGGATATCTGAAGGATCCGAAAGCTAAGAACCATCTGATTATAGACCAGGAGATTGCGCCAATTGTAGTTGAGATTTTTGAATTAAGGGCAAAAGGGGATGGTATCAATACAATCGCCAGAATATTAAATGAACGGGATATCCCGTCACCGGGACGGCTTCGGTATGAGCGTGGGATCATCACAAATAATAACAAGAAGGGGTCCGGGCTTCTCTGGAGCCGTCATGTTCTTTCGGATCTGCTGAAGAATGTTGTGTATATTGGGAACCTGGCTCAAGGGCGCAGCGCAAGCTGTCTTTATAAAGGAATTCCTTTCCATTGGACAGAGGAATCTGAGTGGGATCTGGTGGAAAATACACATGAAGCGATTATCAGTCCGGAGCTATGGAAAAGGGTACAGGAAGTCACAGCCAGGAAGAGCCGGGAGGCAAAAGAATCGCATGGAAAATATGCGAACCTTCCGAAACGGGAAAATCCGTATGGCTCACTGCTGCGGTGCGCAGATTGCGGACGGGTCATCAAGCAGGTTCATGCGTACAATACCTCTAAGCGGAACGGAACCGTGGTTTACTACAATTACAAATGTCCGGAGAATATTGAGCTTGGGCGTCTGGCGTGTCCAAAGAAGAATATCCGGGCGGCAGATTTGGATGAGGCAGTTCTTGCGACAATCCGAAAGCAGATGGAGATATTCATGGATACGCAGAAAATCTTAAAGGAACTGATTGCGCAGGAAAAAGAAACAGCAAAGCAGGAAGCGCCGATTGCGAGGGTCAAGGACATTCAAAAGGAAATTGACCGGCGAAAGGGCCTCTGCACCGCCCTCTATACTGATTTGAAAGAAGGGATTTTGACGCAGGATGAATATTTTTATGCGAAGATGCGCTATCAGGAAGAAATAGATTCTCTGGAAAAGGAGCTTCAGGAACTGAAAAGTATCCGGGGCAAGGCAAGCGAGGCGGCTCAGGGGGAAAAGAAGTGGGAACAGCTGATTTCGAAATATTATAAGGCACAGACACTGAACCCTGCCATGATGGAAGCCATTGTAAAAGAGATCAAGCTGTATGCGGACAATAGCATATCCATTGAATTCCGCTATATGAATGAGTTTGAGGAACTGCTGCAGGAGTGCGAACGTATACGAAGGGAGGTTGCATAATGTATGAGGAGGTGTATCGCTGCATACCTGAGGCTTTCTCAGGATGATGTGGATATAGGGAGCAATTCATTGAAGGATGAGAGCGACAGTATCCACAGCCAGCGCCTGTTGATTCAGCAGTATAGGAAAGAGCATACTGATTTAAGCAATCTTCCGGTCATAGAGTTTGTGGATGACGGATATACGGGAACCAATTTTGACAGACCGGAATTTCAGCGTATGATTGAGAAGGTCAGAAGCGGAGAGGTTGTCTGCATCATTGTAAAGGATTTATCCCGGTTTGGAAGAAATTATCTGGAGGTAGGGGACTATCTGGAGCATATTTTCCCTTTTCTGGGTGTGCGGTTCATATCTGTCAATGACCATTATGACAGTAAGAGCTATATGGGGACAACCGGTGGAATTGATGTGGCGTTCCGTAATCTGATTTATCAGCGGTACAGCCAGGATCTTTCTGAAAAAGTAAAGTCTGCCATGCACCTTAAAATGTCAAGAGGACAGTATGTGACACATTGCCCCTATGGGTATAAGAAGAAACAGGGTGTGAAACATGAGATGATTCCGGATCCGGTAACGGCTCCAATTGTGCGGGAGATTTTTGAAGCGGCAATCGGCGGAATGAAATCCACGGAAATAGCCGCAATGCTGAATGCAAAACAGGTTCCTACGCCGATGGAGTATAAGAAGGTGAACAGGAAGATGCACAGTGACGCCATGTGGAGCCATCAGGCGGTCTTGCGTATCATTAAGGAATATAAGTATACAGGCGCCATGGTGAACTTCAAATGTGAAAATGAAACGATACGGGCGTCTGTCCAGCGCAAATGCAGGCCGGAGGAATGGGTGGTTGTGGAGAACCGGCATGAGGCAATCGTGACACATGAGGAATATGAGGCCGCCAATGCAAAGCTCCGGAAAGTGAATTATAAAGGAGCAAAGCGGGGTGACCTCTCAGACCGTGTCTATTATTGCGCATATTGCGGCAGGCGGCTGCGGAAAACATTCGGCAACGATGAATACTATTCCTGTTCAACAAAGCTTTACCGCACAGATTCTCTATGCTGCCAGGTCAGATGGAGCCGCACGGAAATTGAGGAAGTGGTTTTGGAGGCGTATAAGGCACAGCTTATGCTGATGAAAGAAAGATATAAAAAGATCAAATCCCAGCCGCAGTCAAATCCGCTGGAGGATTGCAGGAATGCGGGAAAGAGCATCCAGAAAAAATTGGATGGGTTTGCTTCCAAAAACCTGACCTTGTATGAGCAATACCGCGACGGCAAATTTGATAAAGAGGTATTCCTGAAAAAGAAAAACCAATTATTGCAGCAGAAGGAGGAATTACAGGCACAGCTTGCAAAGCTGCAGGAGCAGGAAGAGGAAATATCCAGACGGCAGAATGGCGAGGAGCGAAAAACCCAGGCGCTAAAGGCATCTGAGGATATGCTGGCAAAGGAAGAGGGTGAGATGCGGATTCAGAAGTACGATGCAAGCAGCCTTATTTTGGGTATGGGTGTTTTTTGAGGATTTTCTGGAAACCCAGTGTTTATGCGGGTTCGCAGAAATTAAAAAATGTTTTGTGAGGACTTGACACAATCAGACCAGCTGGGATACGTGGAGGAGTTCCAATATGATGGAGAAGGGAACAGAAACCGGGGAAGAAAAGCTATTTTGCATGAAGGAATTAAAAAAATGTAGGTCATCATGTAGAATGCAATAAAAGAAATACGGCCTCCGCTTGCCACACCAGGCACTTAGGAAGTGCATAAATAATAGTATGGTATTTTTCTGGAAAGCCAGAAGAAAGGGAGGAGAAAATGGACGTAAACGAAATTATGCAGTATTTTTCATACCTGTTAATGGCCATTGGCGTGATGGCTTTTATCGTATCCGTAGTTACCCAGGTAATCAAATCCTGGCCGGGGCTGGACAGGCTGCCCACGGCGGCGGTGGTGATTGTCCTGTCCTTAGTCCTGTGCCCGGTATCGTTTGTGGCGTTAATGGCCTGGCGGAATCAACCCATTACCTGGTATATGGTATTTGCCTGCATGGTGGCAGCTTTTGTCGTGGCGTTGGTTGCCTTGGATGGCTGGGAACGGCTCAAGGAAATTTGGGAGAGGACAGGATATAAGGATAAGCAGTAAAATTGCACCGGTGAATGAGGAGCGGCAAAAAGCCTTCGGATTGGAGGAAGGGGAAAAGTAAATAGGGGCTGGCTGGGTAATGGCAGCCAACCCCTATTAAGCTTAAACGTTTAATCAAACCCGCAGTCTTATACGCTGCCGGAGGCCATTAAGCGCCCAGAAAGCCAGCTCTTATTTTGCTGAAAGCTTTTTCCATAAGCCCCGCGCCTATTCCTCATCGCGGTAATGGGTTGCGATATCTTCGATATTGCAGTTTAAGATCCCGCAAAGGGTGTTAATGGTATTCATGCTGATCCCTTCATTGTTCTGCAGGCGGTGGATCAGCGATTTGCTTAGATGGTATTCTTTGTGCAGCGTGTATTTGGTAATTCCTTTCTTTTCCATCGTTTCCCATAATTTATCGTATTTTATCACTGAATTATCCCTCATTTCTGTAGTTTTTTGTTAAACTTATTATAAATTGAAGACAGATCGGAACAAAGGTTCTGTTTTCAGAGGACAAAGCGCGATTTCTTAAGCCGATATGGCATTCAGCCGCGCCATTCGCGCTGCGTAGCGTCCCTTTAGGGGAAATCGAGCCTTGCGGTGATTTCCGTTGCTTGCGCAGCTTGCTTTTGCTCATAAACGGGCTAAACTGTTATAAGAAAAGATTTAGAAAAAAGAATGCAAATTTCTTTAAGTTTATGGTAAAGTAATGTAAGCGGAAGCCAAAGAAGGAAATGCGATCATGCATGGAAATGGAGGAAAAGATGGCAAATAGAAGAAAGCAATGGGCAAAGCTTGGTTTATTGGTTTTAGCGGCTGCGGTAATTTCCGGCTGCGGGGCAGTTTCGGGAAAGGAAAAGGCAGGAAGCCAGAAGGCTTTGGAATCAGGCAGCCAAGGGGCTTTGGAATCAGGCAGCCAGGAGGCTTTGGAATCAGCCGCCCGGGAGACAGAGGGAGGCCAGCCGGGGAGCGGGGAGGAAGACGCATCGGCAAAAACTGAGGAAAGGACAGTGAAAATGTCCGCGTTTACGGCAAAGGATTTGCAGGGAAATGAAGTGACGGAAGAAATTTTTGCGGGAAAGGATCTGACGGTGTTAAATATCTGGGGTACATTTTGTCCGCCTTGCATCAGGGAGATGCCCGAGCTTGGGGAATGGGCGAGGGCAATGCCGGAAAATGTGCAGCTTATCGGATTGATTACGGACATTCAGGGCGAGGAAGACAAGGAGCATTTGGATTTGGCTTTGGAAATTACTGGGAAGACCGGGGCGGAATTTACCCAGATTATCGCCAATCAGGATTTTTACTGGCTCCTTAGCCAGGTTGTGGGCGTTCCCACCACATTGTTTGTGGACGGCGAGGGAAACCTTGTGGGGGATCCTATCGTAGGGGCGGACGTTGCAGGGTACAAGGAATTTGTGGAGGAATATCTTAAGGGCCTTAAGGAATAGCAGTCGGCACACACGGGAGATTAGGCGGATAAAACCTTGAAAAGGCCGGTCTCCCATGGTAAAATGGTGGACGAAATGGGCAGGAAGGGGGTTTTTATGGATCAGGATAACCGTTTGTTTGGGGGAGGGGATGAGGGGAGCCTGGTAAGCTTTGCCTCTTCATCCATCGTCCGTTCCCGGCGAATCCTT